AGTAGGATTCAATGTATAAAAGTCTTCGCTGGCGACATCATTAGATATTGAACTTCCCAATCGAATACTGTTACCCCACCGGCCTTCTACTAATACATCTCCTTCAAATGGCTGTAATGGAGAAATTGTTTTATCTTCAAATGTGTTTCCCATTGGTCTGTCGTTAATAGAATCAGGCACTCCAGAAAAATCATTTATCGAAGTAATAGCCAATCCAGGATGTGAATTTTCATGTATAGATGATTCAATACTATATGCTGGAAAATAATACCACTGCTTCGAAGAATTCCTAGATCCAACCTGAGTTTCTTTCCCTCCAGGGAAAATTAATAATTGTTCTCCAATTACTGGTATTTGTTTTATATTTGGATTTGCTGGCCTAACGGTAGCAAGCCATGGGGTATCAGAAATAATTTTTACTGTTACAGAAAATAAATTGTTATCATTTTTATTGTCACCAGACTTATTATATTCATACGTGTTTTCTATACTGACAACTTCCGCTAAATAAAATTCAACTTTCATTTTTTCTCTCCAACGACTCTTTAACGTTTTTTATTTTTTCTTTTAGCTCTTTATCCTCATCGTCAATTTTTTTGATTTCATCTGACAACTCGTCCTCAAATGTTTCTTCGGCAACTTTTAATAATTGCAATTTTTCTTCTTCACTTAATAATGAAGTTTCTCCGGAAATTGTCTGTGTAGCGGATATATAACGCTGGACTATAGCGGTTAATTTAACTAAATGGTCATCGTTCTTCACTGCAACATCTAGGTATTCTTTAATTAATGGTACTATAATAGTAGCATCAGATGCATTACGTATTAATGGTTGTAATTGAGATATTAATTGATTTATTTGTCTATCTTTCTTTTTTGAATTGTGATAGACATCGGACATTAGGTCGGCAAAGCTAGTTCCTTTGAATAATTCTTCTTTTATGTCCATAGTACATCCTTTTAATAATAAATATTAAAAAGGTAAATTCACGAACTCAGTTTGTTCGTATTCGAAAAACTTTTCATTGTAGATGTTTTTTAGAACTTTTATAACTCTTGTTATATTATTTGTTTGTAGTCCCGTTCTCTCACGAATGAAAACATACAATGCTTTTTTATTATATTGTTCTATATTTTCTCGTTCTGCAAAAATGTGTAATATAGAATCAGCAACATGTATATCAGATTGATTTGTAAATATATAATTTAGATTATCATAACAATGTACAATATATGCATCCATAAAATACTTTAAAGTTTCTCGCATTTCATCATTATGCATTTCAATTTGAACATTTCTATTATCATCAATGTCTACAGGCTCTGCTTTTCTTTTTAATTTTGTATAACCTTTTTGATTTTCCGCAATCAAATAATTAAATGTAGTTCTAGTATAATATGAATACGCTCTCCCGGCTAATGGGTTGAATTTATCTAGCCGAACTGTAAGATATGTAACTATATCTGTTTGTAGATCTTGAAATGTGGAATCTATATATTCACACTTCATTTTATTAATTAAATTTTCTGCTAATTTCATAAAGGCAGGAAATATAAATCTTCTATATATTCGCTCCTTTAACACTGGTTCTTCTGCGCATTGATTATACGCAGATATTGAGCATTCGGTAATGTTAGTCCAATACCTATTACTCCGCTTCTTTTTTCTCGGCATTAAATTCCTTATGTAATTTTTCAACTACGTCTTTTAACATAGCAAATGTAGTTCCAGATTCATCATCTTCATGAAATGCTCCCAAATGATCAACACGTTTCATTTCTTCATATGAAGAATCTATTTGTCGATACATATAAGTAGATAAATCTTCTACATCTTTAATATATTCTTCGGCGTCAGCTAATACTCCCGCAAGTACATATGCTCTATATATAAAGTACAACGTTGTTATTAATAGTACCGATGCTATCGATATTAAGAATATAATCATAATTATCCTTCGTTAAATGAAGTAAAAATATCAGCTATAGATTTATCTATTGTCGGATTTTGTTCTGCTAAATTTTTAAGTGCTGTTGATTTAGTAGCCTTTGCTTTAGGTGCTACTGGTTTTGGTGAATTGTTTTTTGCGTTTCTCCATCGTTCATATTCTATCTGTGATGCCATATGATCTGCATGGTGTAATATTAATGGTAAATTGTTTTTTAATTTTGATTGTGCTGACCTAGAAATAAAATATGGCTTATTAGATTCATCATAAACACCATCATGTATTTTAATAGCTTGATATTCATTCCAAGAAACTGGAACATCATATTTCTGTAATAAAAATAATGATAAATCTGGAACCATTGTAAAAGGAATATTTTCATTATGCTTATACATTCTTCCCATATTCTTTCTGTGCCAACCCGATGTTTCTACTTGATATACTTCTCTTCCTTCTCCTGGAAATCCGCATTTTCCTAAATCATGGTGCATTGCAGCAAATAACATTTCTTCTTCAGAATATCCTGACATATCTGCTCCCATATCATCCCAAGCATTATATAATTTTTTAGTACATTTCATTACACGAAGTACATGATCAACATATCCTCCTGCAAATGCGTTATGGTAATGTGCGATAGAAGATGCCGGCATCATTATTATTCTATCTTCATACTCATCATATAATTTATTTAATTTGTCTGCTCTAGTAGGAAATAACTCATTAACTTTGATTCTATAGTGTTCCCAATTGGATTTAATTTCTTCTGCTTCTAACATATTTTTTATTTATATTATAATGAATTATTCGGAGATATCCAAATCAATACCTTCACACAATTTGAAAGTACATTTTGAACATGTAACTGCTATTGAATTTTTATCTACTCGTTCAACAATAGACTCGCAATATTTACAAGCTAATTTTTTATAATTTCCCCTTGTTTTTGTTTTTGTTTTTTTCATGATATAACCTTTGTATTTGATCTAAAACGTTTCTTTTTCTTTTTAATCTCTGTTTTCTCTTCAGGAATGGGATCGACATTTTCTTTTTGTTGTTCCGTATCATCTAATATTTCTTCTATTGGATATTCTTTATTAAATTCATAACCTTCTGGTACTGAACATTCAATATCTTGTTTTTCATATAATTTATATTTTGTTTCATTTACTATATCAAATGCTCGATTTGCTGATACTAATAATGCAATTGCTAATGGGTCAAATACAAATATAAAAATTAATATAAACCAATTAACTATTTCATCCATGGGTTTATCTAATAATTCAGCTAAGTATTTTAATGGTCCAATTTCTACAGAAGCTTCACTATTGGATTCTATATCTAATACTTGTAAATCTAATTTTGTTATTGAATCTGCCATTGATTCTATTTTTATTGATACATTATTTCTTTGATCTTTAAAATCATCTAATTGTTTATTTAATACTTTTCTGGTAGAAGAAGAAGTTGTAGTTAGAATTTGTCCTGTTTCTCTATCTTTGTATTGGATTACATTATTTGATAATCCTTTTGATAATTCAGATATAGACTCTCCTAGTTGTACTTTTTCAACACTATAACTAGTTAACTGATCATTAAATCTTTCTTTCTTTAATTCTATCACAGCAACTTGTTTATCCATTATAGTTAATTGATTTGCTGTTGTTTGATATGCAGCTACTAAAAAACCATATATACCTATTGACGTAATAAACATTAACACGACTACAGCCGTAGTTAAATACATCTTAATAAGTATATTTAATTTCTTCCAATAACGATGTAAATAAGTAGCGGTGATTAATTTCGAAACTTCTAACGTTCCGGCCATTATAATAATAGCTAATGTTTGAGCTGAAAATAATTTGCTAAGTCCGAATACGCTGTAATATGCGGCACTAGTTGCTAAACATAATGCCGCTAATAATACAATGTATGGAAAAACTTTTTTCATTCACGATCGACAAATGATTTTGCACTTTCTAACTTCCGAACAGCTTCCGCTAAATTTATCATGGCAGACTGAATATCTATATTTCCATTTTCAATTCCACGACCAACCATTCGGATGATTTCTCTT